GCATTCTTACTATCAAGAGAAGAGATTCTGATGTCAGACTTTGATCTTCCGACAAGAATTGAATTTTGTGTAATGTTGACATTTGGCTTTACTTCTTCTTTAAATGCAGAACCTCCAGTACTAAAACTACATGCAAAAACTCTATCTAAAACCCAGTGCTTTTTGATTGAACCAAAGTCTCCTTGTTTTACTATTGGATGATATACAGATGCCTGCATTGGAAACATAAAATCTGGTGTCTCACAAACTGTCATTACAACACACCAATTTTTGTAATAGACTTAGCATACTTAGAAAGTATCTTATCTACGATTATATTTCCTGTTCCTTCGAAAAGACCCTTGTCAAACTGAATTCTAAACTGATCTGTATTGTAAGAAGAAATGAATCTCTTGTAATAGTCTAACTTACCACACTCAATGTCATGAACTAGCATCTCTGTTGCTCGAACAATGTCTGATGGAACGGCTGTATATCCATGCTCTACTGTAATCCGATAGTCCCAAGTCTTGCCAAACCCTCTGTATACGAACTGTGGATCAAGAGAATCTGATGCTGCTGCTGGCAATACCAGTGGGGCAGACTCTGCACGATTAATATTGTCTAGAGACTTCTCAACAATTGCTGTCTTATCTGATGTAACTTCGTACTGTCTATCTTCTACCAACTTGTTATTTTCGTATACCTCTAATACCTTTTTTACATCATCCCAGATAGGTAGGTAGTCTGATCCAGTTCCTGTAAAATTTAAAACCTTTTTCTTGTAGTAAAATCCTTCTGTTATTATTGAATCAATAACTGCTCTTGCAATTTCTTCATTTATGGCGTATGTCGCTATGTCAGATGCTGTGCTTGCTTTTGTTGATGGATCTACATACGGTCTAACTATTTCGTATGTTTCATCTTGCAAAAAAACTTCGTTTATTGTTCCAGGACTTTTAACAATCTCAACTCTATAAGAAGAGTCATACTTTCCTGGTAAAGATATGTCAAGAATGTTTCCTGCTGATTTATTTAAAAATGTTAATGATGATACTGAAAGATCCGCCATATCCGTTATGGTAACAGTTATAGGTGATGATGCTATTCCCGCAGGAACTACAAAATCAACAGATATATCTGCATATGGCGAAACTCTCAATATTTCCATATCTAATTACCCAAAAGCCTTCTGGACTTCTTCAGGTGTTGCAATGCGAACGTGTCCACGGGTTAGCCACTTATCTGCTTGCGCCTTTGTGACAATATTGTAACCCTTAGTAATTGAGCCAACTTCTTCCCAACGAACACTCTTTGTTGAGTGGATCGCTACCTTTTCTGTAAGGTCTGTTGATGGCTTAACATCTTTCTTTGGGCCATCGGCTGCCATTGATCCAATAGCACCTGTCTTTGTAAATCCTAGTGATTGAACTGGATCTTCTGCTGCTGGTGCTTCTACAACTGCTGCTGGTGCTTCTTCAGCAACTGCTTCAACAACTGGCTCGGAAACTGGTGCTTCTACAACTGCTGCTTCTGCTAACTTGGCTTCTGCTGCTTCTTTAACTTGCTCTGGTGTTGACCAGTATCCAACTGCAGACTCTTGCTTCTCCGCTAATTGCTCTGCTAATGTTTTATTATTTTCCATTGTATCCTCCTTGTTTGTATTATATCATTAAAGTATTAAGGGGGACAGGAGAGTGAACTCCCGCCCCCCATTAAAGGTACTGTTTACAGACTATGCGTCTGCTGCAGCGTCAGCGAATGCGATTGCATCCTCTTCTTCCCAGTTGATACCGAAGCGAACGAATACAGTGTATTCAATTGTATCCTTCTTCGCTACGTACTCACGGTTTACAGTGATGTCTCTTTGGAATCCCCATACACGGTTTGCAGGGAATGTCAAATCGATATAGCCTGCTGGGTAGTAAGGAACTTCCTGAACTTCGATTCCGAGAACACGAGTTGTACGTGCTCCACCGAATGTCTGTCCGATACCATCAAGGTATGACTGGCGGTTTGCTTGGGTTGATCCTGGGACCTGTCCAGCAAATGCTTCTGCTACTGCATCAGCAAGTGTACCGTTGTTCTTAACGATTCCACCGAATGCATCTGTACCTGCGTAGAACTTAAGATTGTTCTTAAGTGCACGGTACTTACGTGGCATTGCATTGATGATGCCCTGCATTACATCAGGTGTCCAAGCATTATCTGCTACGGTTACTACTGACTCATGTGCATCTCCGTTTGTCTTTACCTTGTTGATAAAGCCTGGCATGATTGACAAGAATGCTCCTGTTGAACCATCACCATTGATAGCGAGATCTTCGATATCGTTTGCGAATGCATTTGTCATCAAGCGTACTAAGTGATCTTCTAGAGCGTCACCTTCTACACCATCTTCCAATGATTCTGCTGTTACTTCCCAATCAAGACGAATCTTCTTGGTAGTAAGTTCGACCTTAGAGAATGTTGCACCTGTGTTTGTGTAGTTACCAACTGCTTGCGCTGCTGCACGAATTACACGCTCACCGACGTTTACCTTCTCAAGTTCCATAGAATTAGCCTTCATTGTTACACGACGGCCATCCTTTGCTAATACTGTTGCATCCCAAACATAGTCGATAAAACGACGTGCCTGCTCAGGGCGCAAAATTCCAGAAGCCGCTGAACCACTAGGGTTAACAGCGTTTGCTCCGCTTGTAGATCCAAGAGTTGCTGTTGGAATGTTACCAAGTGTATCTGCACCTGGGTTACTTACTCCACCAATTCCACCTGATGCGAAAGCACCTTGACCCTGGTAAAGACCTGGTGTTGTTCCACCTAGATCTCCCGCAGCGCCTGGCTGGTTTTTGATTATTTCTTCTGACATATTGTCACCTCCTAGTGATTTGTTCATTTGAATAGATCGGCTGTTTTGAGGAAACTACCGCCCCATAGGGATTTTTCAACCATTTCAGGTTGAGACTGGAAGATATCGCCGATATCTCCAGACTTTCGGAATGCGGTGTCTGCTTCCACAGCGTCTACTCGTTTTCCAAATTCATTAAATTCACTTGACACTGCTGCAATATCTTTTGCAACTGCTGCAAATGAATCCTTTACTGTGTCGACATCGACCTTTGAAGACTTAAGAAGTTCTACTTCTGCTTGCAAAGACTTTACTGTTGACAATAGATCGCTAAAGGCTGATGTTAGATTATTCTTGATTTCTGCAATTGCTTCTACAACTACATTATCTGACTTAGATACGTCTGCGTCTGAGCCTGCTACTTCTTCAACTGTTTCTGCAACTGGTGCTTCTTCAGTTTCTGCTGCTGGGACTTCGTCTGACTTAGCAACATCTGCTGTTTCAGTCTCTTCTGCCTTTGCAACCTCTTCTGTAACTTCTTCAACCACGGCATCTGCCTCTGGAGCGACCACAACATCTTCAACTACATCTGTCTTTTCAACTTGTGTTTTTGATTTTGTCATAGGTTGTACCTCCTTGTTAATCTTAGAAGTATTAATGCCTTTAGCACTATCAACTAAGAATTTTATCATGTCTATCTTTTCATTATCCGTTTTTTCAACGAAACCTATATTTGCCATTTGCTCACCAGTAGTTGGACTTAACTCTGATTCATTTTCTGAAACCATTACAATTCCTGATTCTTTATCATAAAAAACATTTTCTAAAACTGTTTCGTCAGCCTTAATAATATCTACTCCGTCAACTTTTTCAACAGATACAATATTTGCAAACTGATTTGCTGGGGAATCTACAAGACTCAACTCAACCAAATCGTATTGCTTAATAATTCTAATTGCTTTATCTGACTTTTCATCAAACCCATCATCCCACTTGTTCATTCTTCCACCAATAGAGAAACCAGCAAGGGTTCCATCTAGAACCTTTTCCCAAGTATCTTGTGCACCCTTTGAAACATATGCTGATACAAATACTCCATTATAAAACTTCTTTGATTCTGGATCAAAATACTTTTCTGCTTTAAAGTTTACCATCTTGCCTACTGCTAGTGGCTGGTGCATTTCTCTAATATTACCTCGGAATTTTGCAAATGCTTCCATTGATGCTTCGGCTGTTACAATGTCATCTTGCTTATCGATATTGTCCAAAGATGCAAATCCAGAAACGATTCGTCGCTCTTTGTCTACCTTACTAAAAGGCATTGAAAGACGTAGATTATTCCCATCAGAATTCCAATGGGCTTTAGATATATTGCTCACCATTATATTATAAACCCCCTTTTATACATATATCACAATGTGGACATATTGGACACTAAGAGGTGCTTCGGCCCTCTCCCTTTGGATTCCTTCCAGCAACTGTAGAAGTGCTGTCAGAATTGTTATTTGTTCTTTCAGAGTCTCTTGCTCTTGTTGTATTTGCTTCTGCTGCGGTTGTTGGCTTAAGGTCTAAGACCTCATCTCCACCATCTCTCTGTGGCATATCCAGAACAACTCTAGCCTCATTAGGAGTAATGATTTGATTCTTTACATATCTTTCAAGAATCTGAGACTGTGCAATTTCATCTGTTAGTGTCAACTCGTTAAACACAAACTCAATAATATCTGTCTTTTCACGAATGATCTTATTGATCATTTTTTCAAGTTGCCTCTGTGCTGGTCTTGCAACCTGCTCCTTAAAGGTGCGATCCTGTGCAAGTGCTGCTGCAATAGATCCAGAATCGCCACCTCCAAGTTTAGACAGTGGCACTTGATGTGCTACTAGGATGTCATCACGGTTTTGCTTACGATACTCTTTAAATGAGCCGTCCTGTATACCGTCTTCGATGGGCTCCATTTTAAATTCAACTTTATTATTTTCGCTATCACCTGGAAGTGGAATATATAGCGTTCTGTGAGACTGCCCTCTGAGACTTGTTTGTAAGAATCTAAACATCTTGTCTTCTGCATCACCAGAAAGTTTCGCACCCTTTAATGTTACAACATATCTTGGGACTGCTTTGTTTGCAAAATAATCAATATTGTATTGTGAAGCAAGAGAGTCTCCATGTAGTGAGTTTATAGCCGACATAATGTCTGGCACTCCATAAAATGTGTTTAGAGGTGAGTACTGCTTAAAGTGAATAATTTCATTTGGTCTAGCATCTGTTGTTAGTGGGTTTTGGTTCTTTGCTCCAAAGTTGCGGAAGTAGACAATCTTGTTTCCAATGATCTGTACATATCCGTCTTTGATTCTTCGTACTCGCATTGTTGTTGCTGGTATATGTCCAACGTATCCAATTTCTCCACGAGTTGTTCTTCCAATTTCTAAATAACCATTGCCAGTAGACTGAAGATCTGTATAAACTTTTTCCATTGTTGCTGTAAATGAGTCATCATCATTAAGTGACTCTAGCCAATCACGCATTTCAATCTTTGCTCGTTCAATTCTCTTTCGTGCCTTTTGTGTTGCGCTATTATCTTCTGATGCTTCAAGTCTCATCATTGTTCTTGGAGAAACCTTAAACTCATAACCAAGGCCAACAATGTTTTCGACCTTTGCATCAATTGCTGCGTGGTTTGCAAATGATGTGTCGTAATAGTTTGCTAATTCATATAGGTTCCATGGAGGTGTAATAACATCAAACATTCCATAGCCGTTTACATATACTAGACCTGGGTTAATTTCTTTTGATTGTGCTCCGTCAATACCGCTTTTTCCAGCAAGTGCTGCAGTTGTATATTGAGTTGTTGGCTCAACCATCTTAGATGACATTCTGCTTGTTCTTCTTTTAAAGTTTGCATCCAAACCATCTAAAGTTTTTAATGTTTCCCAGTTGCCACTAAACGGATCTGACTTTGCAAAAGTATCATCTTTTTTTACTGCTTCGTCAATTCTTGCACCAATTTCATATTCGTTGTCTTGCATAATTACTCCTCGTCACCATACTTAGCAATTGTATCTTTTGCTGCTTGAACTGCGCCAAGATCGTTTAATGATGGGATGAGTCCTGACTTCATTCTATCTACTTGCTCAGAATACTCTTCTTCTGATACCCTGGTCCCGCCTGGAACAAAAATTGCTTCACCATCTCCAGGGTCTCCGTAATATATTGCAACCTTTTTTAGTTCTGCAATTTTGGAAATATCTCCCTTTTCAGATGGAATATTTAAAACTGATCCATGTCCGTCTGTAAACCACTTGCCATTTGATCTCTTGTATACATAAAGACCCCAATTGTAGTTCTTTTCAATGACCTTACGTCGCACATTTTGTACAATTGGCTTACCAGTTTTTGGGTTTATTAAGGAATCCATATCCACAAGTATACCATATTAAACTGGATCAACTATAAATTTGGACCAGTTGACGTCCGTATACAGAGAGTACCCATAATCTTTTAGGGTTACTGGATAATCGTCGTTGACTATTATTTTGTTTGTTCCTGTATAACTTTTATAAACTTCTGATGGGTTTACTCCATAATAACTGGTTTCAGAAAGGACAAGGACTTTGTTCCAGTTAAAGGAAGGAGCATTCCAGAACTCCCAGTCTAACCCAGAACTAGACAAAACCTTAACCCTAAACCATGGCCTTTCTGATACGTTTTGAACTTCCTGCAAGTT